GACAACATAAAAATAGAGCATAAACTTTCAGCACCTATCACTTTTGGTCACGTGTTTCGAGATTTTGTTTAAAACTTGTCGTCTTTGTTGGCTTGCTCTTCTTCGATTTCCTTAATCAATTGAAGGAACAACTTCTTGAAAGTGCAATCTTCGAATGCTTTTATGATTGTTTTGTACTTAAGAGGATTGGACATAAGCTTCTTTGATACGTACTCGATTCTCGGATCAGGTGTTCTAGAATAAGATTCTTCGAGCACACTTTTATCAACCCTGGGTTTTGATCCTTCCTCATCGTAATAATCATCCAAAGCATTATAATCGGCTTCAAATTCATCTACCTCTGTACCATCGTCCGATCCCATGAAATCCCTGAGTTTCTCGAAGGCCTCCGACTCATCCAGCAAGTTGCTGTGATATTCCTCAGATTCTGCAGGAAGCCATTCTTCTGCTCTAAGCTCTTGGACTTCTTCCACTCTCTCGTTTTTCTTCGCAGTACTCTTTGTGATCAGCTCAATAACTCTTTCTTGCACTTGACTAGAAATCATTCTCGTGGGCTCGTCTACAGGAATTATATCGGAAATTATCAAATCGGCATTGTTCAACCACCTACCCATCGTGGTGTTGGCTGGACCATGATTGCAAGAAGATTGTTCGAGAGGAACCCTAGGCCCCAGGTACCTCTTGTGAAACAAGGAACGGTTTTCGATTCTCACCGTCCCCTTGCTGCTTGAGCTACCAGGAAATGAGTCCTCTCTCATCTCTTCAAAGTATCTGAGTTCTTCTCTCTCTTCGAGAACATCGAAGGCCAATCGTATTCCTGTTTTTGTTGCAACTATTTCCGGAAAGCTGCCAATCAACATAGTTGCAAATTTCTTCCTGATATTCTCATCTTTCTTTGAGTTCGTCAATCCCCTGTACACACCCCTCTGATGAACAACTGTGTTGATATCATTGTTAACGAATTTCTTCATCATCCAGCCATATTCATCAGAGTAAGAGTAACAAATTCCCTCGCCTGAATATTTTCCTCTGATGAACTGAGCCTGCTTCGTCCAGATCGTTCCTTTTGTCATCTCAATCATCTTCAAAACGACTTCAGGATCAAATTCTCGTCCTTTTTCAAAGATTTTCCTGTAAGTCAACATTATGTTCAGCGTGTCATCTCTAGACAGCCACTCTGGTTCGAGGTCTTCTGTAGTGAGAAGAAATTGAGTCATGCAACTCCTCAGCTCCCAGTCGAGGTAATCAAGGCACTCCTTGTCGGGCTCGTGGATCAAGCTGGTTAACTTCGCAAACAATCTCTTCAGTTTCATACAGCTGTCCTTGGCTGTCTCACATGTTCTCTTGTACTTCTGAGTTTCGATGATCCTCTCGTAGCCAGTCATCGTGTTGAAAACAGCAAGAGACGAATAAAATCTGTTGTTCGGCTCCGTTCTCCTAGCGTAGGTCAAATGTGAAGTTCTGAATATCTTCAGAGAATTGATTGTTGTCAGCAACTTCCTAAGATCGCCATCGAATACAGCCATTTTCAGAGTGTCTTCTAATGAGTTTCTCAACCAAGGGAGCTCTTTCGCCAATGTGTGGAATCTCAGTGTCACTTCTGTCTGCCCCATTTGAACTCTCTCGTTAAACCAAAAGTTGCTCAGAGTAAGCTTGGATCTAGAGAAGTTGCTAGCGGTTGGCCTATAAGAATAAACCGAGACTTCTCTCACAGGGAATCTCTTTGATTTGTAATAATTCACACGTTTCTTGTGCTCGAACAAGAGAGCATCGTAATAAGTTCTGTCGACAAACCAAGTTTTCGCATCTTTGTCTTTTTTGAGAGCAGATTTCAAAGATTGAAGATGAATTCTGGAGTGAAATGAATCACCCACTTTCCCAATATTGTTTTTCCAGTAATAGTACACTGACGCTCTGACCATGTCTGATCTCTTCAACCTGGCAAAAGACCTGGCGATGGATTTCGATCTGATAGTGTTTTCTAAGTGAACTTTGAATTCTTCGATGTTTTCTGGCCGCCTCATCAGAATTCTAAAATCTTCCAAAGAAAGCTCTGAGTTTGCGTCTATTCCTAATTGCTCCATGCATTCCTTGTGCTTGTCTGAGTTCCATGTTGTGAATTTTGTTTTATATGTGTCTTCCAGCTCCACCTGATTTGAATTGAAGAGACAAAAGAGATAGCAAAGAGCTGACAAGACTGATTCACCATCCGGAATTGAAGAATAATTAATAAAATTGGCATCTAAGAACCCGGCAGAAATCATTGGAGCAACAGGGTGGTAACCATTTATTGTTAAGGGGATCTCTCTGTAAAATTCTTCAGCATCTTTATCCCACCAGCTCCAAACGCCCCTCCCTAGATTCCTCTGCAAAGAGATGGTCTGAGAAATGTTGATGACCTGGCACAGAGCACCGCTAGCCCCTTGATCTCTCACAGCCTGGAGACTAGAAAGCATGTTGCAAACCCTCTTGTGAAGGCTGTCCTCCACCGGGTCATCGCAAGATCTAGCGACAGTCTTAAGCAAAGCGTGAACCATAGAGTTCCCGAAGAAGTAAACTGAGTTGAATTCGTAGAGTGGCAAAGTTGTGACAGTTGATTTCACCCAGCTTGTCTTCAAGCCAAACTTCTTGTCCACAGAGTCTTTGATCCTGATCACGCTTTCGACATAACCCTTCAGATTTTTTGAGAACAAGGACTTGTCTTGGAAAAATATAGTTATCAAGATGCCTTCATCATCAGAAGAAGTTTGGAATGAGATGATGGTGTCGTGGCCCTGGACCTTGAAGAATATGGTAACAAAATGGCAGAAATATTTCAGCATGCAGACGTGATAGAGACTTGAGGTGTAATGAAGGATGCCTTGAAGCATGTTGCCAATTAGCATGATGTAAGCGCCTGATTTTTTCATTAACAAAGGTTCAGATTCTCCTGAGAACTCTTTCCTAAGACGTTCTGTATCTGGGTCTTCAGAACAGTCTTCTGATCTCATGAATTTCCGTAGGAGTGCTTTGGGGAGCTCAACTTTCTTAGATTGCATTGAGTTCAGAACATTCGAGGCTAAATTCCACATCCACGTCGGGAGCAAGATGGAATACATGCAAGCAAACATTGGCATCAAAAAACATTGGCACCAGGTGGTCATGTCTGAAGATATTTTCAAGGTGACGAATCCTTCTCCTGGTGCTCTCGAGCGCTTAGAAATCTTTGATTTGTGTTTTTGAATAAACCTGTTCTTCTCTTTTGGCTTGGTGAGACATTCTTCTTCTAACATACCACAGAAGCCTCTTGCTATTCCTTCTAAGAAAAAAACGTGGGTTCTTGAGAGAATATCAAGTATAGATATTTCTCTGACTCCACCGATCTGATTTTTCTTAAAGAGCGACACATTTACATACAGTTGGTTCCTAACTTCAGAGCACACGGAAAAAAGATTCTTGAACAGCTGGCAAAACAAAAAAAGTTTGCCGATGAGTCCCCAAACAGCCACGAAACACTTGGTCCTGTTTGGAATGCCAGTCAATTTTGTGTTTGCGTCGAATTTTAATTCTCCTTCATGGATGCTTTTTGTGGAGGATTTGGTTGTGGCGAGGTCAGAAACATTGGCATTTACAATCTCCGACAAACAATCGAGAGAAACCACGGGAAAATCATCAACGACTGTTGCGTCAGAGGTGGAAACAAGAGAGCTCATCAGCAATTTAGCCCCAAAGACCACAGCATTCGGTGAGAACTCGTAGAAACCTTTTGGTTCTCTGCACTCAGGGTGGTAAGAAGGATCTTTCAATTTATCAGCTAGCTTGTACTCCATCTTCAGTAATTTTGTTACACACTGGAAGGAGCCAAGCGTATCGTCTCCTTCATCTTTGTTGTGGAGCATGCAAACGTATGCTACTAGAACAAGATCATCTGGTTTATGCACGCTGAAGCCAAATGGAGTTTCACTGCTAATGAATTTGTAGCTTTCTATGTCATTCTTCTCAGACTTTGTTTCCACTTCTGGGCCCTTTTCCAGCTTCAAGCCTTTCAAAGTAAAAAGAAGGAGTGGGG